ATAGCAGAGAGATGATCTCGGCAGAGCTTAATGTAAGCTGGTCTACGCTATTAGGATGGGTCGAGAGTCATCCAGATTTTCAAGAGGCCTTGGAAGATGCGAAGACATTGGAAATGGTGTTCTTTGAAAAGCTTGCTATTCAGCACCTTGTGGAAAGGCCGCAGGGGGATAGACTTAATACAGGGCTGTGGTCACGTAGTATGGCAGCCAGGTTTCCTAAGAAATATCGCGAAAACTCCAAGATGGAAGTTGTGGGCAAAGATGACGGCCCAGTACAGATTGACACAGTGCATGACATCGGCACTGGTCTCGTAAACGATTTACTAGCTATTCGACAAAAAGACGCAGACAACGATAAATGATCACGGCAGAAGCCGCCAACGAGTTTGAGCAAAAACTCAGGGCGCACCCGGAACTCAACAACATGTCGCTGGAGCACAGGGCGGCATTTACAGCACGCACAAAGTGGCTATACACAGCATCAAAGCACCAAGTACCGCCTAGCGGAGATTGGTGGGACATATGGCTGCTCTTAGCTGGTCGTGGCGCAGGCAAAACACGGTGTGCCGCAGAATGGACATGGGCGCATGCTTGGTACGCGAAAGAACCGATTCGGCTATTGGTCTCGGCGCCGACTTCCGGTGACGTTCGAGACGTGTGCTTTGAGGGCGATTCGGGGCTATTAAGCGTCTGCCCATCTGAGATTATCGAGAACTACAACAAGTCGCAACACGAAATCACGCTTAAAAACGGCTCTATCATCAAAGGCATTCCTGCGTCTGAACCGGAACGCTTTCGTGGTCCACAGTTTCATGGTGGCTGGCTGGACGAGCTAGCTGCTTGGCACTACCTTGATGATGCATGGGCTATGCTGCAGTTCGGTATGCGTCTCGGTTCACACCCACAGATCATTTGTACCACGACACCGAAACCTAAGCCGCTGATCATGGACTTGGTAGAGCGTGACGGAGATGATGTAGCCTACACAATGGCTACCACGTATGACAACATACACAACCTTGCGCCTACGTTCCAAAAGCAGATATTGCAGTACGAAGGCACTAGTCTCGGCCGCCAAGAGATTTATGCCGAGATCATCGACCCTGAAGAGTCAGGCATCGTTAAGCGCAACTGGTTTAAGCTCTGGGATGCTGATAAACCATTGCCACAGTTTCAGTATGTCATTCAGTCGTATGACTGCGCCACGTCCGATAAGACCAAGAACGATCCAACAGCTTGCGTGGTGCTAGGCATCTTTAAGCCAAGTCCGGACAAGCCCATGTCTGCGATGCTGATTGACTGCTGGACTGAGCACATGCAATACCCCGAACTACGACCACGAGTCATTGAAGAGTCTACCTCGATCTACGGCGATGAGGACGAGTTCGGCCACGGTAAGAAAGTTGATCTGATTCTGATCGAGGACAAGTCAGCTGGCATTAGTCTGATTAAAGACTTGCAAAGAGCTGGGCTCAATGTACGAGCATACAACCCAGGAATGGCAGACAAGATGCAACGGCTTAACATAGTCAGTTCGCTGATTGAACGCGGCTTGGTCTACCTGCCTGAATCACAGACTACGCCTGGAGCAGCAAGGTCATGGTGTGAGCCGTTCATTAGTCAGATCTGTGCATTCCCTGAAGTACGACATGACGACCTCGTTGATGCATTGACACAAGCTTTAAGAATTTTACGCGATATGGGTTTTCTTACGTTGGATTATTTGTATAATGACACAGACAAATACGTCGACGACTTACAACCTCGGAGGGTTAACCCCTACGCAGTATGACAGCCATTTACGACCATCTAGGCAATTATCTCGGAGACGACGGTAACCCTGAATTTTCGACAACAGTGCCACTTGACCAGATGCGTTATGAGCTGTCAAGAATGCCACTAAGACCTGACGGCTCTGATGTGCCATACACAATGCAAGAAGTTCGTAGCATGCCGGCACCAGCTCGTCAACCTGAGCCGCCAAGACCGTACTCAACAGCCACGAATGTTGCACAAGCAGTAGCCGATCGCTTAGGGATCTCAGCAATTCCGCAAGCAGCGCTAGGAATGATTTCAGGGTTGCCTGCAGCTGTTGCCAAAGAGCTCGGTTATCCGCAAGCGGCCGAAGCGCTACAGTACACGCCAACTTCAAGAGCTGGTATGGATATTTTAGAAGCAGGCGCTGCGGCACCACAAGCAATTACAGGTTCGCACATGGGCTTTGGTCCACTTGCCGAGTACTGGGTTCCTAAGAGCGGATTTGGACTACAAAGTCGACCAGTGTTATCGCCTTCTGATGTTCAAGTACTTGGCGGTCGAGCAATTGCTCGTGGCCGTGAAGTGGCAGCCATTCCTGAAGACTTTAGAGCTGCTCAAGCAGGCTTACGGAGAGAAAGTGATCTTGGTGGACCGACTTACGGTGCTCGCTTACAAGACGTCACTGAAGGGCTAGGCGATTATCTTGCTCGCCAAGAAGCTATGCGCTATTCTTACGAGCCAAGTGGCTCAGTGCAAGTGTTCGGCAACATGGCACCTGAGACAAACCTCTATGCAGTTCGTCCAAGCGGTACGTCAAACCAAGTATTCCGTGAAGTGCCAACCGCACTAAACCCAAGGTACAACGTTTCAGGTGAGTCAAGACTTACAGGCGATTTAGCTGATATTCTAGACCGTGAAGAGCCAACCACGAACATTGAAGTTCGTACTCGTGTTCAGCCATTCACAAACTTTGTGCCAAATAACTTTGATAAGTCAGCCAATGACTTGTTCTGTGACTTCATTATGCCTAAGCTTGCAGAAGAGTTTCCTGGCTTGCAAAATGAAAACTTACTAAGAGCCGCACAAGTGAAGTACGGCACAGGGTTGCAAGACTGGATGAAGAGTAAGCTAGAAGAGTTTGCACAACTACCTGAAGTCAAAGCATATAACAAAGCTGCCATTGACACGATTGAGAATGATTACACCATTGACAATCCTGCAGCGACACTTAGAGATGTGATGGTTGTGCCACCTTCAGTGGAGTTAGCAGGCGCTCAAGCCGCTGAGAACTGGGTGATGCAGAACATGCAAAACTACATGACTGAGTACGTAGGTACAGCAGCAGATCCAGCGTTACAAGAAGTAATGAAGTCAGGTAAGACCGTTATTCCACTACAAGAGCTAGAGTATGCTGCTAATGACAATGCTCGTACAGCAATAGGCTTCCGCACTAGAGCAGGCATGCCTACAGAAGGAGTTGTTAGACCTCAGCTTGTCAATGTAAGTAATGAACGTACCAGTGTAGAGCAAAGACTTGAGCAAATTCAAAATGAGTTTAATGCTTTAGTGTCGGCTAACCCAGGTGTTCGCCCTGCTGATATTCCAGGCATTAAAGAGCTGTACAAAGAACAGAAAACGCTGACCAAAGTTAAAGACAAACTTGAAGAGCAAGCCGCGAATTTACAAAAAGCAGTCATGTATGAAGACTACATGGATGCCAGAGTAAGACCGATAGGCGAACAAGCATTGGTTGAGGACGTTAATCCTACGGAATTGCAACGATTCCCAATGATTCCTACGAACAAAGAGCTAATGTATCAGATGTACGTACCTGATGCGTTTAAAGAGCTAGGTCGTGAGATCGTAAACAAGCTAGAAGCCGGGTTAATTACGCCTGAAGCAGCCAAGAATCTGTCTGTACCGACAGCTGTTAAGATGAAAGCAGAGCTAATTGCCAAGAGAGAAAAGCTAGCACAAGAGGCTGCGAAACTAGAAACTCAGCAGCTAACGTCTTACATCATTGAAGAAACACAGACATTGCCACAAGACGGTCAGTATGGCAAAGGCACAGTGGTTAAGTTTGATGCTACATTGTCCAAAGACCAAATGGAACGTGCTTTGTCCAGTGAATGTGAATGGATGGATCATTGTATCGGAAGAGCTGGTACACCTGATGACCGTGTGCTGTCACGTAAAGCCAAGGCTCTTGGACCAGGGAATGTTGGTTCTGACGATAAGTATGTTGGCTATATTCCAATGGTAGCTGCTCATAAACCAGGTCGAGTAGTGCCTAAAGGGTCGTCCGGCACACAAACTTCTTACATGAAAGAGTTTTTAGAAGGCAAAGCAGAAGGCCGGTCATTCAGAGATACTGCAACCGGTGTGCCATTTGCCACGATGAAGCTATACAAAGTAGAAGACGGTGAGTATGCAGGTAAGTATCGCATGGGTGAGTTCTATGGCTACAAAGACCGACAAGTTGATGGCCCATGGTACGAAGGACGTGAAGGCGGTTATTCAGTGGCTGAGAATAAAGAATATCGCCAAGTAGTTGCAGACTGGGCAAATGACCATGCAGATCAGCTAAAGCCAATAAGCAATGACCATTTGTATAAGTATGCAAGTGTTTATGACGGTCAGTCTCTTGATCATAAGTCTGTGTTGGCTCATGTACTAGGCGTAAAACCTGAACAGATCAATGACATTGTTCAGCAAGTCGGTAAGCGATTCGTAACTGAGGACGAGGCAAAAGCTGCTAAGAATGCGCTAAGAGAAGCGCCGACCAATGAGCTTGAAGCTTTAAAAGAGACAAAAGCTGACCTTGAGCGTGCTTTAAGAAATGGTAACTTCATGGATGACGAAGAAGAAGCAGTTCTTCGTGGCCAGCTTGTAGATATTACAGACGAGATTCGTGACTTACAACAACGAGGCCAAGTTGTTCCTCAGCAAATAGAACAAGTTCGTGAGTATATGACTTGGATTAATGATCGTTATCCTAATACACAAGAACGCCTGGCTCAGATTACCGAAGACCTTAATGACCTTAGTTCTGGCGTAATACAACCGTCTCAATACGACTTACGAACCATGGCCGATACTGAAGCTTTTATTAGAGCTCTTGGTGATGAGCAACGACGACTACTTGCTGAGCAAGAACCTGCAGCTGCTCAGTTGCCTGCCCCTGCAAACTTCCAAAGAATTCTTTCTGAGTTTGACGGAAATATGAATGATGCTCAAGTTGAGCAGCGCATTAGTGAAATTATTGCAGATACTAGGAATAGTGCAATACATCTAAATGCGCTACTTAGAGAAATGGAAGACCCAGATCATCCACAGTTTCAATGGACAGATGCTGATCTTTATGATCGATTACATCAGCAAGTTTTCGATGCAGCACAAAATCGTCAAGTTGCTAATGCTCTGCCTGGTGAACGATATGCACAACGAGTACAACAGCTTCCAACAACGACTGATGCATATATAACAATACGACGTGCTAATAACGATCTA